ACAGTCATCGTTGATTGACCAAACTCTGTTGGAAATACATTATAGGTTATTGTATACCTTGAATGCAAACTTTTATTTTTATTTGTCAGGTGTAACATCTTAGCAGGAAAAATTATTAACTTACCTGCAGTGCTGGGTTGTTTATGTATTACAAAAGGTTTGAAATCCTTAACAATATTTTCTCCCTCCTCATCACACCAATCAAGATATTTAAGCACCCAAGTACCTCCCATACCACCACCTTTAATTCGTTGAGGATAGATATTTACCCATTGATCCATCCAATCATTTAATCTGTAAAACAAAGTATCGCATTCACAAGTGTTCAAATACCATATACAACTAAATACTGTATTGTCGTGATTATGAGGAGTATGGTATTCCCAACATCTTGTCTTATTTGCGTGAGCATTTACCACCTTAAGTTTTTTGATTGAGAAATTGTTTTCTTTCACAATTTCATACATCTTATCCATTACTATTTTAGTAGCCTTTGGTAGATGTTTGTCTACATCCATTTGCAAAGAACTTTGATTTGGTCTAGCTGTTGTCGGTTTGTATTGAATGTTTTCCGCAAGTTTCAAAGCTTGTTTTGTTAAGTCCTCAGGCATATCATACTCATATATGTATGAGGGCATAATTTCTATTTTTTTCACTTTTTCTTGTTTCTAGCGACTTTTCTATATTTTGGTTTTTGAGGTGGTTTCTCAATTTGTTGTCGCATATTACCTCGTCCTATAGCCACGGCATATACCTCGTTTTGTTATTCTTATCTTTATCAGCTAACAATGCTTGTCTCCTTGGTTTATCACTTACATAAGAGACGTGTATCCAACCACTTCTTGGTCCCTCAGACTCTTTGTAAAATTCTAATATTAACTGGTCATATTCTAGATTATTTTTTATCCACTCTGCAACCTTTTTATTATCTAAATTTACAACTTCAATATCAGCTGCTTGACCCTTTGCGTGTTGTGATTTACTTGAACTACCAATTGCTTGACATAGTTTAATTGATCTGTAACCCGAATTGATAATAACAGGTTCGTTAAACCTATCTCTTACTTTTTGTAAAATATTTTCACAAAGGTTTTTTAAATGTAATGTTTCTTGTGAGCTTGGTTTATTTTCAATACCAAGTCTTGTAGCAGTTTGTGATTTTGTAAGTTCACTAAGAGTAAAATTTTTTGATAATTGCATCGTAAAATGTATCTATTGGCAAACTAAATAGCATCCAAAGACTCCAAATTGAGATAAATAAAAAAGTTCCAATACCTAGTAAGGCAAAAACTAAAACATCCAAGATAGGAGTAACAATACGCATAATCCAATTACAATACTATCTTTATTACTTGAATACAAGTTTTTTATCATTTCCCATTTTTCTAACATTTCCATCTCCTTCTCGCCTGACAAATTCTTTTGTTTGGCGTTTTTCTACAATTAATATTATGCATTCTTGCCTGCCCTGCACTTCTAGAACAGTAAGACTTTCTTCGTTTGGCAGCTTTGCTACCTTTTTTTACTTTACCAGTTACGGCTGTTTTTAGCTTGGAGCCAGGGTTTTTGCGTCTATACGCTTTTACCCCAGCTTCAGTCATTCCAGCTCCTGATTTTGTGGATCTGTAATACTTTTTATTACGAGGAGGCATACCCCCCTCTTTGAGACCAAGCAAGTCAAGATCGTCATAATAACTATCCATTGTCAGTATCAGCAGTTACTGGTGTAACAAAAACAGTCACAGATGTGACATTTGCAATTGTCAAATGCATATCTGTCTTAAACACTATTCCGTCAAGAGGTATATCTATTTGATATTGGTCAGCAGCACTTCCTGCTGGTGTAGTGATAACAAGTTTTTGTGTACCACTAGCTCCTCCATCTTTAAATGTAAGAGTTCCTGCAGAGGAAGCTCCTACATAATAAATAGATAATAGTCTAGTTCTCCCAGATTGTACTGTGCCTGTTGCTGTTAATGTTTTTGCACCTACATCAGAGTTCATATTTTTCTCCTATTAAGTAGTTGGTGAATCAGATGATATACCAAAAAACTTAAGAGCTACAACACCACCTGCACCAGCAGTTCCGGATACTACAACCTGAACTTCATCTGCTGTTTCAGTTGCAGCAGTAGTTGCTCCACCTGACATACCAAGAACTCCGTTGCAAGGAAAGAACCCTTTGAATCCCGTGCTGTTTATTGCAGCAGAAATACCATCAACGAAACCATCGTCATCAGCTTCTGTACCAATATCAACTAAGTTGACTGCGTTTGCAGCAGCGCTTGTAACAGTTACCGCTACACCCATTGGTATAAAGTTTGATGGGATACCGATTGATGTTTCTTTGTGATCTGTGCCTGTGGCAGCAATAGTAATTGATGTGCTGTAAGTAGAAAGTGACATATCACTTGTTACCACTCCAAGGCTGTTTTTTGTTATACTTTTGAATCCATTTTCTGAACGAACTGGACCTGAAAAAGTTGTATTTGCCATATTTGTTTTCCTAGTTAATAGATATAGTCCTCTAGGGTGTCTGCCAAGTCAGTCTATACCTTGTTAATATTTACTTGGAATTAAATTATACAATAAAAAAAGGGGACTCGTAAGTCCCCCTCTTTTACTTTAACGAAAGGAAGGATTTAAGCTGCCCCTGGAGACCCGAAAATACCTCTTGGATCAGAGAATCCAAAAGAATATCTTTCTCTTGCTTTAAATCTTACGTTACCTGTATCAAAGTCACCTTCGATAGCAGTTTTGATTGGACTTCTAACGAACATTTTCATTCCGTTAGGAGCATCTGTCATAATGAAGAAAGCATCAGTATCTGTTAGATAATGATTAATTCTATAACCCTGAGGCATCATACCCATAGAAGCCATAGCATTGATATCATTATCAGCAGTACCAACTCTTTGAGGTGATCTCAAAATTCTCTCTGCAGTGAACTGAAGTTCTTTTGGAATAATAAGTTTTACTCCCTGCATAGCAATTTTTAGACCTCTCTCATCAACAAATGCAGAAATATCAATCAAAGATTGCTCTATAGATGTTTCTGAAAGGTCGGCTGCTGTTGACAGCTCATTTGCAAATGTTCCGTTTGTAGCAAGTGGGTGGTCAGTAGCACAAAGCTCTTTACCATCACCGCCAGCAAAGTTGGAATCAAATGCGTTATTAAGAACATTAGCAGCTTTTACTTGTTTAGTATTCGCCATTGATCTTGCAAGAGCTCTTGTATAACGAGCAGCAAGTCTATCATAAAGATTATCTTCAATTGCTTCTTCAGTGATAGCAAATGCCATTGCAATAGTTTCGTGAGTATACCTTGCAGTAAAAGATTCAGTTGCTTGATCAAAAGTGACCGCACTACCTTCTTCTTTAACTGGTGCAGACCCGAAACCTGTTAGCATTACTTCTTCTTCAAAAGCTCTATCAGATGCTTCTGCAGCGAAAATTTCTGCGTGTTCATTTTCGTATCTATTGTATTCTAAGCCAAAGAGAGCGTTTAAACCTGGTTCTAACTCTTTGACCAATTGTGATCTTGAAATAGCCATATTTTATCTCCCTATACTCCTGTATCACCAGCAGCTGCCGGTGGATTCAGAAAGTGGTTCTGAATACGAACAACAACATTTGCGTTAGCAGATGATGTGTCCTCATTGTTAACATCTTGACATATATCAACAGCTTGAAGAGGTATAGCATTCGTAGAGTCTGCTGTACTTGTATCAAGTTGTACTTTTGATATGCCGGTTACTGTGTTTCCTGTTACGTTTGTAGTTTTATAACCTGTAAACAGACCTGCTCTTGTAAAAGCATCGTCTGAATCAACTAAAAACAACGTATTAGGATCATCAATTACATTTGCAACGATATCACTAGCATTAATACTACCAGGATAATGATTGCTAAATGTTGGCTTCTTCGTAGTTGGATCAGTGTAAAATACACCATTGAAAACACCAATCGGTTTAACAGCTCCACTACTAGCAGTTACGTCATATCTTTCGATATTTCCTGCTGCTACTGGAACTACCAAGTCACCTTGGAAAATAGCTGTTCCATAATTGGCTGCAATAGTATACCTATTCTGAGCATTATTCCACGGAGCACCATTGAGTGATTTATATGGTCTTAGACCAAACTTTTCACTTACATTTGCCATAAAATATCTCCTTTAAAGGCATTAATATTACAGCGATGGCTTTTATCAAAAAATTATGATTTACGACCACCACCAAAAGTTACACGAGATTGTCTGTTAATATTAACAGGCATCTCTGGTCGTTGTTCCCTTAGAATGTCCTGATCCACGGCTTTTACTTGGTCAGCAGTTTTATTCTTAAAAAACTCCTTACGCGATTGAACAATTTCTTCAGGTATCCTTGCCAACACAAGGCCACCAACTCCAATTAACCCCTGATATCTACCAGCTTGAATTACAGGATAGTCGTGATCACCAAGTTGATTCTTAATCTCTTCAGCTCTTACAAACTCCCATCCTTCCCTAAGTTTTTTTGAGACATTACCTGTATCTTCTTGTCCCATAAACTCAGTTCTAATCCACCTGTGTTTAAACCCTTGTGGTGCAGGGGGTGCATCTAGACTTGACGGAGGCGTCCAAGGTTTATTCCTAGTAGGTTTATCCTGTGACGCGCGTAAGGTTCGATTTTCATTTTTTTTATCTGACATTATCTCTCTCCTTAACGTGTTTTGCGTATAATTTTAATGGCACATTTAATTTTTTGGCAATAGCCACTTGTGACTTTGTGAGGGTCACTTTTCTGCGTCCTTGCTGTTTACGCCCCGCAGAGGCAACAGTTTGAACGGGTTTTAGTTCTTGACCAAAGTGAGTAGGGAAAGATTCCCTAATTCTTTTGTCTACTTCATTGTAATACCGATCTGACTCCGCGTCAAACCCCTCAGCTACCAATTCCTGGTGAATGGCAAATGCTCTTGTTGTCATTTTTTCATCATTACCAAACCAAGTGTTCTCTTCACCCCAAGCTTTTGCCTTTGGTGAAATGTCAGCTTGTGGTTGTGGCACACTGTTTTGGTTATTTGCTGGAGGATTCTTTGCGAGTTCTTCTTCTCTAGCTTTTTCTTCTTCAAATTGTTTTTTTTTAATTTTAGCTTTTTCTTTTTCAACTGCCAAGCTTGTAAGCTGCTCTTGAGCTTCCATAATCTTTTCAGCATCATTGTTTTCAATAGCATTTTTAAGATTTTGTTTTACAATTTCTTTCTGTGTATCTACTCTATCTTCAAATTCTTTTGTAAAGTCTTGTTCAAATTTTTTTGCTTCTTTTTTCTCTTTATTTGTTTTTTCTATTATTGATTGTGCGTATGCAATAGCTTCTTGCTTTTGTCTTTCAGCTTCTCGCATTTTTCTTGTAAGACTATTTATTCTTTTTTGAACATTTTCAGTCATATCGACTAAATTGTCTTCTTTTTTTTCTTGTTTCGTTTCTTCTACTACCTCAGCTGTTGTGCCTTCTTTAACAGGGTCTGTATATCCTAGATCAACCTCAATCTCTTCGGTTTTAATCTCTTTTGGTTTTTCTTCTACTGTTACAGTTTCTTCTTCAACATCATCAGTGTCAATTTCTACTTTATTTTCTTCTTGCATAAATTACTCCTTAGAATAATGCGAGGATATCCTCGGGTTTGTTAATAGTTCCAATTATTTCGTCATCGTTTAATATACGATGTTCTCCATATTTGGTTTTAAATCGAGCTCCAGAGTATCGTCCGTAAACGACAAACTGACCCTCTTGACACCAAGGTCCAGTTGGAAACTTATCTTTGTCTTTATAACATAAATCTCCCATTTTAACGACAAGTCCACAAACTGTAGTCATTTGTTGCGTTTCAATAGTTTTTTCTGTTAAGTAAAGACCACCTTTAGTTTTAGCCTTAGGTTGATAAGGTCTAACTAAAAGTCTATATCCTACTGGTTTGGGTATTACTTTAAGATATTGTTCCGTTTCTTTAGCACCCTTTGGAACTATGGGTTCGTCAGCATCTTTATTAGGTGTGACTAGTTTAGTATTAGGTTTGATCAATGTCATCTACACTATCCTCTCTATTTTGCAGGTCTTTAAGATCCTGAAGCACAGCTTCTAATGCTGCGAGCTTGCCCTTAGCATAATGCAGATTATCTAGTTTGTCTATACCATAACATATATGTTCTTTAGTTTTGTCTATTTCTTTTCTAATGTAATGACGAATCTGTTGTACTGTATCAATGTCAAGCATAATTATAAAGCTGATTATAAATATAAAAATCGCCTTCGTAAAGCAAAGATATCTCTCTTTGAAACTCTTTACCTAAACTTTTATGTATATTAAGTTCAGCTGTTTGATTTATCTTAACCATTTTTGTAAGATTCTTATGAAACAAGCCACACTCTTTGTAAACTTGTCGTAAAGCTGGCATCATATCCTCTAATCTATATATCTTGGTAAGGCACAGTTTACCCTCTTGATCTGTAATGTCATTCCACATAGTATTTGTATGTGTTGCAAAATGCAGTCCGCACGGACCTTTGTTATCTTTTGATTTACGAGTTTCTTTTATTGTTTGTAAAAAGAAATCAAACCTTGCAGCCTCACTAATAAATTTTACACCCTTTTTTTCTGCTAAACGACTAAGCTCATTTGAAAAGTACCTGTACATACTTAAACATCTTGCAATCGGTTCTCTTACAAAAGCAAATGTATACATTTTTGACCAATCTGTAGGGTAGAGATGTTGTTTAGCAAATGCAGCTCTTCTAAACTGTAATTTTCCTAAAGGTATTCTGTAATTATTAAGTATATCATTCCAATACTTATAATTATCTTTAACAAAACACTCAGGGTGTCGTGACCTGTCAGTTAGTGCGTAGTAAGGTTGTAAAAGTTGTCTAATTGACTGACCACCTGACTTTTTTATATGAATCCAAAAAAATTTATTTATATTGCTCATACTTATCCCACTTGTGTGGAAAATTACCCTTTGCAGCAAAATGTACAAATTTTAAATCTTTATGAAAACCATCATCGTTCAACAAATACAAATTTCCACAAGCTTGTGTGTATTTAAGAGTCAGATAATATAGTAAATCTTCGTTAAATCTTGTTACCCAAGAGTTTGGCAGCTTAACTAGTTCTAATTTTTCGTTTACAGAATCTTCAATAAAATGTTGTTCTCCATAAAATGGTGGAGACGCCCAACCCTCTTTGACATAGTGCGTTTGCCAATACTCTGGCTGTTTCATAAATTTATCATAGATATATTTAACGTCTTTAGGATAATATTTTTGAAAACCACCATTGATAGTAAATCTATCTTTTGCTTCTATTGGCATTTCTCTCCACCAACCCGGAGCTGCAAGAAATTGTCCACGTTTTATAGGATAATCAAATACTTTTTTGTAATCATTGATTAGAAGAACATCAATATCCATAACACATACGGGTTCATCGACATCAAGTGTCATACCAAACAATTTGTTCCATTGTAAATTGATGTTAGGCTGCATAGGTTCTCTTACCCACACAATCTCGTGTTCAGGTAATTTAGATTCTATGTATTCTTCATATCTAGAATCATATAAGTCTCCTATTCTGACACAGACTATCTTCATTTTTTATCTTTTTTGCCAAAACATACAACGGGTGACTTATATTCTGTAATACGTCTTTTTCTTGTGAATTTTGACCCTGAAGTGTCTTTAATCCTAAATATGTCTGACAACTTTATAACCCCACCTGTTTTCAGATAGATCCCAAACACGTTTAGTTTGGTTTGGAATCCT